AACCTGATTGAGCTATTTGGTCCGACTGTGTTTGAAAAGTATGTCTATCTCGACACGGGTGCTGACAAAGATGAAGCATTAGCAAAATATGCTGATACTGAATGTTACTGGGTAGAAGATAAACCAGAGAACGCAAACCTTGGTAACCGATTAGGACTCGATGCAATTCTTATGCACCATACACACAATGCCGATGAAGAAATAGACGATGAGGTATTGCGTGTGTTGAATTGGAAAGGCATCTATGAAATAATTGTAGGATGAAATTCTATACAAACTTTTATTCCAAGGGCGATACGGTCTTCATTCGCGGCTACGATAATGGTCGGCGAGTAGTAGATCGTATTGAGTATTCACCAACTCTTTATGTGCCTGACAATTCACCCCCGAAGTGGCCTTCGAAGTCACCCACGAAGTGGAAAACAATCCACGGGGAATCTGTCAAGCCAATTGAGCTAGGTTCGATTAAAGAAGCACGTGACTTTGTGTCTCGATACGAAGAAGTAGATAACTTTAAAATCTACGGTTCAACGAATTGGGCATATGCGTGTCTCAACGAAAACTATGGAAAGGAATTTGATCCTGATGTGGTGAAGGTTGCAAACATCGATATTGAGGTTGGTTCTGAAGAAGGGTTTCCCGATCCAGAACTTGCCAATCAACCTGTGACTGCAATCACGATGTCAGTGAAAGGACACTACTATGTCTTTGGGGTAGGTGAATACGACAAAAGGGGACAAGATAATGTCTCTTACATGGATTGCAAAGGTGAGCGACGACTGCTCGATTTGTTCTTAGATTTTTGGGAACGCACTGACGCAGATATCATCACTGGTTGGAACGTAGACGGATTCGACATTCCCTATCTGATCAACCGCATTACAAAACTGATTGGAGAGAAAGAGGCGAGGCGATTGAGTCCCGCCAAGTGGATTCAAGAACGAACTTTCAAAGGGAACTTTGGTAAAGAAACTAAAGAGTACACACTGGTCGGACTTTCGGTTCTTGACTATCTTCAGTTGTATAAAAAGTTTACATACACCCAACAAGAATCATATCGACTCGATCACATCGCGTATGTAGAGTTGGGTGAAAAGAAACTCGACTACTCTGAGATGGAGACCCTACACCAGTTATACAAACTGGATTATCAAAAGTTCATTGACTACAACATCAAAGACGTTGAGTTGGTGGATAGACTTGAAGACAAAATGCGTCTCATCGAACAGGCGATGACAATTGCATATGACGCAAAGGTAAACTTTGGAGATGTCTTCACGCAGGTGCGTATGTGGGATGCGCTGATCCACAATTACCTTCTAGAAAAAAATACCGTTATTCCACAAAAAGATACGAAGAGTAAAGACTCTAAGTATGAGGGTGCGTATGTAAAAGACCCTCAACGAGGATTGCACAACTATATTATGAGTTTCGATTTAAACTCCCTCTATCCGCATCTCTGTATGCAATACAACATATCGCCCGATACTTTTATTGAAGGAGAATATTCAGATGTTTCGGTTGAAGATATTATCGAAGGAAAGATTCCCGAAATACCAGAGGATGCTTGCCTAACTGCTAATGGATTCTATTACAGAAAAGATTTCCAAGGGTTCTTACCAAAGATGCTTGAAGTAATGTATAACGAAAGAAAAATTTACAAAAAGAAAATGCTTGAAGCACAGTCGGAACTAGAAGAGATCAATAAACAACTGCAAGAGTTAGAAAACTAATATTTTATAAATAAGGGTATAGACAAATCAAAAACGATAAGGAAATACCTTTATGACAACTTATGTTTACATATACAAAGATGAAAACGACTTACCCATTTATGTGGGGATTGGCACGGGGTACAGGGCGTGGTCTCATTTGAAACCTTCATCATATATGCCTTTTGATGCTGAATATCCATCTTTTTATGGCAAAATAAAAAAGATGCATTTAAACAATGTTGATCCTAAAGTAGAAATAGTATATAATGGAACTAGAGAAGAATGCTTATCTTTAGAAGAAGAACTCATAGCAAAATACGGAAGAATAGAAGACGGTGGAATATTGTATAACATTTCTCCGTCCAAAGGGGGAAGAGTAAAAGGAAAGTCTTACCCTATGAGTGAAGAAACTTTGTTAAGATATAGAGAAACTTGTAAAGAAAATAGAAAATATAAAATAGAAAGAAAAGACCTTTTTGATATGTATGTAAATAAAAATATGAAAAGAAAACAAATCGCAAATTTTTATGGTTGCAGTGACGTATTAATAAAACAAAGATTAAAAGAATATGGAATAACTAAACAAAATAAACAACTTAAGGAGTTGACATGAAGAAAGGTGACGTAGTATCTGTCGTATCATTGGCAGGAGAATTCGTTGGTAAGTACAACACAAGTGGCGCAGGTACTATCACACTCGATGATCCACGTATGCTCGTACAAAACGAACAAGGTATGGGTTTCGCACAAGGTATCTGTGTGACAGGTAAGTCAAATCCTGATGAGGTGACGTTTGCGTCCTATGTGTTTGTAACACCCGTAAACGAAGACATTGAAAAAGCATATCGTCAAGCAACAAGCGGACTTGTTATTTGATGACAAAGCAAGAACTTCTACAACGCAAAGCGCAGTTAGAGAAAGACATCTCTAAGTATAAAAACTTGCAACTTGCAAAGAAAGTTCAGTTGAACTCTGCCTACGGTGCGTTAGGAAATCAATACTTTCGATTCTTTGATGTGCGTATGGCAGAGTCCATCACACTGAGTGGCAAACTATCCATTCGGTGGATTGAAGCGCGGATGAATGAGTATCTGAATAAGTTACTCAAAACTGAGGATGAAGATTATGTGGTGGCATCGGATACAGATTCACTATACATTGTATTTGACAAACTTGTTGACAAGGTGTTTGATAAAGGACAGTTTGTATCAGAGAGTGAGTATAAAGAGACCGTGGTTCAGTTCTTGGATAACGCCGCTAGAAATAAAATTGAACCTTATATTGATAAGAGTTATCAAGACCTTGCTGATCTAATGAATGCGTATGCGCAGAAAATGCAGATGTCACGTGAGGCAATTGCTGACAAAGGTATCTGGACTGCGAAGAAACGTTACGCACTTAACGTGTATGACAACGAAGGTGTACGCTACACTGAACCAAAACTTAAGGTCATGGGTCTTGAGATTGTAAAGTCATCGACTCCGCAGTCTTGTCGTGACGCGCTGAAAGAAGCAGTCAAGTTAATCATGAGTTCAGATGAGCAGACTGTTCAGGATTACATTGCAGACTTTCGCGAAAAGTTTAAGAACCTTCCTTTCGAAGAGGTTGCGTTTCCGCGTGGAGTGACTGATCTCACTAAATATACGACAGGTGGAGAGGAGTTTGAGTTGATGAAACATACCCCGATCCATGTGAGAGGCAGTCTACTGTACAACTATCTACTCAAGAAACATAATTTGGAAAAGCGTTATGAATCAATCAAAGACGGTGAAAAGATTAAGTTTTGTTATCTCAAGACTCCAAATCCTGTTAGGCAAAATGTTCTTAGCATTATGTCTTCCCTCCCCAAAGAGTTTGGATTGAACGACTACATTGATTACGACACACAGTTTAATAAAGCGTTTCTTGAACCCATCGGAGCAATTCTTAACGCGATTGGATGGGAAACAGAAAAGAAAGCAACACTAGAGAGTTTTTTTGGATGAGTGAAGTATCTAAGAGCAGACATTTAGCAAAAGCAGTTACATGGAGAGTCGTTGCGTCAATCACAACTGCCGCAATAGCATGGTACTTTGGACTGCCTCCAAAAGCAGTAGGAGCAGTATTTGTTGCTGATCTAATCATCAAGTTTATTTTGTATTATGGTCACGAACGACTGTGGTACAAGTACATAAAGTTTGGAGTAAAGGATGTCTGATTTTGATTTCGGATTTACGATGGTGGACGAAGACGAACTTGATATTGTCAAGGAAGCCAAGTCTACCGCACAGTCAACTGCAAGCGAGGTTGACAAACTACAAAAGAAGTGCGACACTCTTTACAATATGGTTATGCCGCTACTCAATAACCTAGCGGCAAATCCAGATAAAGATTATATTAAGTGGGACGGAAAAGATCGTATGGCAAAAATTGAACAATTTAGAGACAAAATGGATGATGTGTACAATGGATGATTTGATAATTCTTGAAGATTTTATCCCGAAACAATTGCAAGATATGCTTGATAATCTTTTACATTCGTCAGGATATAAATGGGTATACTCTGACAATACTTCAGGGAATGAAAAGATTTTTGACAAATATGTAAAAGAAAAAAGTGGTGTGTATAATAAAGTAAAAGATCACGGACAATTTTCATCTTTAACGTTCCATCATCTTGCATCGGAAAATGAGATGGACGTAAAGTTTTTAGAAACATTTACATCATTAATTTGGTTTATGTTTGATCGTGTTCCTGATGCTACAATATCTCAATATGAAAGAGTAAAATCTAACCTTATTTTACAAAAAAGCGATGATTGGGCAAATAAAATTGCTGAGCCTCATGTCGATGCACAAGAAAAAAATCGTAAATCATTACTTTACTATGTAAACGACAGCGATGGTGATACTATCATTTACAATGAACGATATGATGATGCAATAAATGGTGTTCCCTTGACGGAAAGAAAGCGAGTTTCTCCTAGAAAAGGTGATGCAATTTTGTTTGACTCTGATATTATCCATAGTCATGAGTATCCGATTATCTCTAAAAAGAGAACAATTATTAATTTTTGTTTTCATACTCAGCCTAATGAAACAGAAGAAGACCTACAGGAAATTGAAGTATGAGTTTTTTAAATGATTTGAGTAAGGAGTTTGATAACGCAAACATTCTTGATGAAGGCGGCAATAGTTCAGAGTTTTCTGGTTCTATTGACACAGGTTCTTATGTTATGAATGCTGTGTTAAGCGGTTCATTATACGGTGGTGTGCCCAACAACAAGATCACTGCATTTGCAGGTGAGTCAGCAACGGGCAAAACTTTTTTTGTTCTAGGTGTGCTCAAAGCGTTTCTTGATAAAAATCCCGACGATGGTGTGGTCATTTACTTTGATACAGAAGCGGCAGTCACTAAAAAAATGATGGAAGACCGTGGCATCAACACAAAAAAAGTGTTGATCGTTGAGCCGCAATCTATCGAAGAGTTTCGCACAGAAGCAGTTAAAGCACTTGACAAATATCTGGAAAGCAACGATCAACCACCAATGATGATGGTTCTTGATTCTTTAGGTATGTTGTCCTCCGAAAAAGAACTTGCTGATACCGCAAGTGGTGAAAATAAACGAGACATGACTAAAGCGCAACTTTTGCGTGGCACATTCCGAGTCCTTTCCCTGAAGTTAGCTAAGGCGAATGTTCCTTTACTTGTAACTAATCACGTATATGATGTAGTGGGTGCTTATATCCCAACCAAAGAAATTTCTGGTGGGTCAGGTCTTAAGTATGCCGCAAGTTCTATCTGCATGCTCTCGAAAAAGAAAGATCGAGATGGAAACAAAGATGTGATTGGTAACATCATCAAAGTTGGTATGCACAAGTCGCGATTCACTAAAGAAAATAAAGTAGTGGAAGTCAAGCTGAGTTTTGATCGTGGTCTTGATCGTTACTACGGTTTGCTTGATCTAGCCGAGAAATACGACATCATCAAGAAAGTCTCGACTCGATATGAATTACCTGATGGCACAAAAGTGTTTGGTAAGACAATTAACGAAAATCCCGAACAATACTTTACTGATGAAATTCTTGAGCAACTTGAAGATGCCGCCAATAAAGAATTTATGTACGGACAAATTGGGGTAGACGAACAACAAGGAGCAGAAGATGCCAGTGAAGTATCAACTGATTGAACATGAGAACTCGTTTCACGAAAATCATTGGGCAGTCAAGATTGAAGACGGTGACTATGAAGGAGTAACGTATCAGTACGATACTGTTTCAATCAATGAAGAAGAAGGCGATGTCGTTTTAGCATTCAACACAATCACCCTAGAAAATCCAAATGAACTCGATTTGACTACCGACGAGTTTGAGAATATACTAGGGGATATTCTTACAAAAGTTATTGAAGAACAGATGGAGCAAATGAATGACGAAGACGGAACTGGTAATACTGAGGCATCTACTGAATGATGAGGACTTTGCGAGACGCACACTTCCTTATCTGAAGTCAGAGTACTTTCATGACCGTCTAGACAAAACTGTGTACGAAGAGATTGATAAGTTTATCAACAAGTACAACAGTCTCCCGTCCAAAGAGGCACTGACACTTGAGATGGATAGCCGTGATGATCTGTCTGATGAAGAGTTTTCAAGTGCCTCTTCTCTTATTTCACAACTTGATCCTGAAGAAGTGGATCGGCAATGGTTAGCCGATACCACCGAGAAGTGGTGTCAGGAAAAAGCAATCTACAACGCTATCATGAACTCTATCCAGATTCTTGATGGCAACGACAAGAAGAATGATAAGGGGGCTATCCCTACTTTATTGTCGGATGCATTGGGCGTATCTTTTGATCCCAACATTGGTCACGACTTTATTGAAAACGCAGATGATCGTTATGAATACTACCATCGCGTCGAAGAACGTATTCCCTTTGACTTGGATTACATGAACCGTATCACAAAAGGCGGTTTACCCAAAAAGTCTTTGAACATTATCCTTGCGGGAACAGGTGTAGGTAAATCACTTGCAATGTGCCACATGGCTTCTGCAAACCTGACTGAAGGTAAGAATGTTCTATATATTACTATGGAGATGGCGGAAGAAAAAATCGCACAACGCATTGATGCGAATCTTTTGAACGTCACCTTAGATGATTTAGGAAAACTGTCTAAGGATATGTACGACAAAAAGATTGAACGAGTTAAGGGAAACACCAGTGGAAAACTTATTGTTAAAGAGTATCCCACTGCTTCCGCAGGTTCAGGTCACTTTAGACATCTGCTTAACGAACTGCGACTCAAACGTTCATTCGTACCTGATGTAATTTACGTGGACTATCTGAACATTTGTACGTCAAGTAGGATCAAAAGCGGTGCACAAGTTAACTCTTACACCCTCGTCAAGGCAATCGCTGAAGAACTGCGTGGTCTCGCAGTGGAGTTCAATATACCACTTGTATCTGCAACCCAGACGACACGGAGTGGTTATACCAACTCTGACGTTGGACTTGAGGATACATCAGAATCTTTTGGTCTCCCTGCAACTGCCGATTTCATGGTCGCCCTTATATCGTCCGAAGAACTTGAAGACTTAGGGCAGATTATGGTCAAGCAGTTAAAGAATCGTTACGGTGATCCAAACTTATACAAACGATTTGTTGTCGGTGTTGACCGTTCTAAGATGCGTTTGTTTGATGTTGAGCAAACAGCACAAGACGATGTGGTAGATGATGGACCCCTTTTCGATAAGAGTAATTTCGGTTCTCGTGCCAAAGAAGAAGATCAGATGAAGTGGGCTACCAAGAAAATGGGACGCAAAGACTTTTCAGGTTTGAAGTTTTGAAAAAATTAAATCCAAGATGCAAACCTTCTGATGAAATTGATAAAATTTCAAAAGAAATGTTCGGTAAAGATTATATATTTCACTATAAACCTCCTCAATACAATGGACAAGGTTTTTTTATTCCTTGCTGTTGGTGTTCCCATGAGCAAGATTGGTTAGAAACCAATGGGTTCTTAGATGAAGATTTGAAGGTTGAAAATAATGAAAAACTAGAAGACATTTTTTATAGCGAAAGGTGGTTATCTTTTTATAACGATTTAGAAAAAGAAAATATAGAACATTTGCCGGAAAGTTGCAAAATAAAATGCAGTACGAAGATTATTTGAAGTGGTTATCTGAAGAAAGTTTCATGACATTAGAAATTACTTTTAGATGTCCTCTGCAATGTCCATTATGCACTCGTCAAACAAAAGTGGGAAAAAGGCAAACCAAGTTATTTCGAGATATGCCACTTGAAGATTTTGAAAAGATTTTAAAATTTTCAAAAAATATTAATTTATGCGGAGATATGTCAGACCCAATATATCATCCAAAATTTCATGATCTTGTTGATATGTTTAACAAAAGAAGAAAAGGAAGGTTATTGATTTCAACAAATGGTTCTTACAAAAGTTTGGAGTGGTGGGAAAAAAGTTTTTCTTTTGATTATGGAGGAATAAACTGGATATTTGGGCAAGATGGCATAGATCAAGAAACATCAAATAAATATCGAGTTAACACTCAATTTGATAAAGTTTTCGAGGTAATGAAAATGGGGAGACTAATGGGGGCAAATATTGTTTGGCAGTTTATTGAGTTTCCGCACAATAAACATCAAATACCAGAATATTATAACCTTTGTAAAACATATGGATTTGTGCCATTTTTAAGACCGAATAGGATGAAGTTTTGAAGCAAAAGTTCGTTGATGCTTACATGGATACGGCAAAAAGATTTGCCCAATTGTCAACTGCCAAAAGACTAAAGGTTGGTGCTATTGTTGTCAAAGATGATCGCATTATTTCATTAGGTTATAACGGAACCCCATCGGGTTGGGATAACGTGTGTGAGCATGAAGGAAAAACTAAACCTGAAGTATTACATGCTGAGG